ATCCGAATGGAAGAAAGGTAGACCAGCTCCAACAGAGAAGCAAATGTCAGATGTTTCCAAAAAGGAAATAACTAAATCAAAGAAACAACAATCTCGCGAAAAACTTAAAGAAAAGCAAAGATCTTTATGAGTAAAGAAATGATCAATCACCCGGATCATTATGGTGGTGAAAATAATCCTTATGAGGTTATTAAGGTATGTGAAGCTTGGGATCTACACAAAGACGCATACATCTTCAATGTAGTTAAGTATGTTGCGAGAGCGGGTAAAAAAGAAACCGACAAAGAACTTCAGGATCTTAAAAAGGCTTTATGGTATCTGGAAAGAAAAATTAAATTATTAGAAAATGTTAGTTGATATTCATCAGTATGCGGAAGGCGCAATAATGCTTACCGGGTTTGAAGAGGCGATCATCGGTATTGTTGAGGAGTTCGGTAATGGAAGGAGAATACTTTATTCAAAACCTAAAATATTGGATATACTTCAAAAAAGAGATTTAATGACTATGGGTGAAGCGGAGGAGTTTTATGATTTTAATATATTAGGTCTTCATGCTGGCGATCAAAACGCGGTGTTCTTGGATATAGAAGTAACACCAATAAAAAAAGAAAACACTTGGGAATATGTTGCAAACTAATAGAATTATAAATGGAGATTGTATTGAGGTAATGAAAACATTCCCTGAAGGTAGTATTGATCTTATTGTAACATCACCACCCTATAACGCGGGAATTGCTTACGATACCTATGATGATACCAAAACAATGGATGAGTATTGGGATTTTACTAGGAAGTGGTTGAAGGAATCGTTGAGGGTATTAAAAGATGATGGAAGAATTGCGGTTAATGTTCCCATTGAAATGAATGTTCAGGACCGGGGAGGAAGAATCTTATTTAATGCTGAGTTCTACGCAGTTATGAAAGAGATAGGATTCAACTACTTTGGAACAGTAGACCTTACCGAAAACTCACCACACCGGGTTAGACAAACAGCTTGGGGATCTTGGATGAGTCCGTCTTCACCTTATATCTATAACCCGAAAGAATGTGTGATACTCGGATATAAGAAAGTTAAAATTAAGAAAGAAAAAGGAGAACCCCAGTGGGTCGGTATTCCAACAGAAGTGGAAGGTGAAGATGGAACAATCAAAACTAAAATGGTTTATTCTCCGGAGGATAAGAAAGAGTTTATGGATTTGGTATTTGGGAGGTGGGAATACTTTGCCGACACCAAATCATTAACCAAGGCAACATTCTCAATGGATATCCCGGATAAGGCAATTAAGATCCTAACATATAAGAATGAAATAGTTTTGGATCCTTTTGCCGGTAGTGGAACTAGTTTGGTGGCGGCTGAGATATTGGGGAGAAGGTGGATCGGTATTGAACTATCTCGAAACTATACTGACATAGCAAGACAACGAGTTCAGGCGTTTGTTGATAAGAAAAAACAAATTGAATTAGAATTAAAATGAGAGGTTTTTACCTCTTTTTTTATTTATATGATATTTATATAAAAAATATTTTATGAATCGTAGGACAATTATATCAGAAACAGAAAGAGAGAGAATCTTGAATATGCATGAATCATTTAAGAGAGGAGGGTTATTGAATGAAGATGAAGAAGTTTTATCTTCAGATGTTGCCGGATGTACAGATAAACTTATCAATGTTATGCAAAAAAAGGCAAAAGAATATACCGGAGTACCAAAACAAAATTCTTTCAAAATTTATAAAATTGATGGTTTAGCGACAGTAGATAAAAACGGAAAAAAAATCAAGTTGACAACTAATATGTCACTAAAAAAGGAAGATCTGGTAACACTTACAAATGGTTCAAAAGTTTATTTTGAACATATAGATGGATGGGGTGGATCACATATAGAATGTGATAATAATGGTTTGGAATATTGGGTTTATTGGGAATAATTAAAATAAATATTTAATCACATCTCCGGGTTCTATACCCAACTCTTCACAAGTACCACCCTCAAGTTCTAAAACAATGTTTCCATTTCCGCAGTAAGACGCGCAGGGATCATTATGACAAGGAGGACAATCGTGATGTATATTAACAATTACATTATTTTTAATAATAATAATATCTAAAGGAATTACGCAGTTTTTCATCCAAAAACATTGTTTATCACCACCCATTATAAAAAGTAATCCGTTAAAGGTATCATCAAATCTTTTACCCATCATTCCGATAGATTGGGATTTCTTATCAATTAAGGTTTTTACTTTGAATGTATTATTTCCAATTCTGATTTTCATTACATATAAATATGTAAAAAAAAATTAAAAAAAAAGATTGATTTTTCAGTAAGTTGAATATATTTATATAACACAATTTTCCTTATATATAGATTGGTATCTCTTAATTCATTATCTTTGTAATCTCATCGGTAAGAATTGAGAAATTTTGGTTCTGATAACCGGGCAAACCTGACCCAAGAGTGGAGGTCCATAAATTGTCTGTTGTATTTGATGACCAAAAAAATTTTTCAAAAAGATTTTGAAGTTTGGAAATGACTTCTTATCTTTGTGAAACAAATGGGGATGAGGGACGAAATACTCAACTCATCCTTAATTTGAAAGATCTTTAAAATATTATATCGTGGCGTGGAGAAGTGGTATCTCACTAGGCTCATAACCTAGGGATCATTGGTTCGAATCCAATCGCCGCAACAAAAAAAAGTTTCAAAAAAAGATTTGGAAGTTTGAAAAACCTTTCTTACCTTTGTGAAACAAAAGACGAGAAGGGGTTGTAAAGGTTCCACTACTCTCAGTCCTACCGGAATGAGTCTCTAAAATCAGACAAAAACCGGTGATTATAAGTGGAGGTTAGTGAGTGGTCGTAAAGATTCCTCTTCTTGTCTAACTTAACAGTTCTTTGAATTAAAATAATTATCCGTTCATCTGACTTCGGTCATTTGATAAAGGTAATGGGCCGTATATGGTCGATAAAGTGAAGTCATCTGTGTTAATGACTTTGCGGTTTCAGAAATGGAACTCGAGTATACAAGTGGGATATCATCTAACCTCTAGTACCGAGGGTAACACTGTAGGGGGAGTGGTTAGATGATCCGGGGACGCGAATTCTCGGATTGAGGTCGGAAGATCAATAAGAATAACCCATAGGATTCCTGTAAGATATGTTGTTATCCGACAACACGATTACGGTCTCCATTACTAATGTAAGCTTAAAACCGAAAGGTATGATCCCGTACAGGTGGTGCTGTTGGAGTCCTTAACCTTAACCCTACCAAGGGTATGAGTTATGAAGTTTACTTGAAGCAAGGAGGTGGGGACATCTCACGGAGTAGTTTGGTATTTCGTTGTTCAAAAGATAACGAATCCTAAGACGAACCACTACTTCGACACATTCGCAACACAAAACTTAATGCATTTAAGTCCATTAAATCAATTAAGCAAAAGTGTTCGTCAGGTTTCAATGAAAGGTGACTACATAGTAATGAGCCGTTCATTGCACACAAGGATCGCAAGTCTGAGTGTATTCTTACCAAAAACCTCTAGTCCCGCAAGGACGCGTCGGGGAGGCATCTTCGAAGAGAGTTGAGTAATGAGAGAGTAATTGAAACCTTTAGGTGTGATTGACCCAATCAATCGTCATTGAGGATTACTTCTCAAAAGGAAGTGGATAAGAAGGGAACCAAATAATCCTTCGAAAGATTCTCTGAACTAACGTGTAATCTCAGCGTTTTTTTCAATACCCCTATTGCTATATAGTAAAACCTCTGATTTTTGTAGAAAAAAGTTGGAGGTTTTTTTGTGCCCATAGATATTTATGAATTATGAGTAAAAGATTTGTTATTACAGAGTCAGATAGAGATCAGATCCGGAAAATGTATGGATTATTAAATGAACAATCGCCAATCAAGATTCAAGGGAAACAACCAGCAAATAACACTGATTGGGATTTGGTTCATGGAATATTAGGTTCTAAAAGAATAGATGATGATTTAGAATATAGGGTAGGTGAAGAATTGAAAAAAGGTAATTACAGAGTTACTAAAGTAAGTGTTACTTCAAAAAAAGTCGGTAATGAAATTATAACAGATGCTTCCGTTGATTTAGTTCCTGACAACAATAGACCTCACAAAGTATTTACAACCAGAGGATCTATAGGTGGGGATTACGTTGCAAGACATGATCAGCAAGTTAATGGTTTGTCCGATAGATTAAAAACTTATTACAAGGGAGAAGTTACCGTTTTCGGTCCTTATGAGATTCCTGTTCAAGGGACTAGTGTTAAATATAAACAAACTTTCTTCGCAGTCGAAGGACCTATAACTC